CCTCACATCAACTGCGTCACGTAAGCAGATTCGTCGCAACCTTCGAACTTGGTTCTCACGAGCCACCAAAACAGAACTCCTTCAGGGTGCCGTATGGTACACCGAGGCACAGACCTTCTCACGTCAGATGTCAGACACTTACGGTGTGTCACGAGAGGTTGCTGCCGGAGTCATCTCCGCTCTGTCCCCCAACAACAAGTGGGAGCGCAACAAGTATGACACGATCCAAGTGCTGAAAGCAGTAAGAGACGGCAAGTCACCCGATGATGTCAAGGTTTGCACCTATGGTGCTAACAAACGCAAAGCTTTTGCTATCGCCTTTGGCGATGCCAAGATCCTGAAGCAGTCCCCCAAGACCTACGCTTTCGCTCGAAATGTCGGTGAGTTGGACGGTAACTATGTTACCATCGACAAGTGGCACCTTCGTGCCTGTCAGACTTCGTCTCTCAAGTCCAAGCAGTGCCGTGAATCAGTCACCCCACATCAGTACAAAGTACTGTCTCAAGAAACCATCAAGGTAGCCGCCGAGTACGGTGTCCCTGCCTACGTATTTCAAGCAATCATTTGGGTTACTATTCGTAACCGTTGGAACTAAATATCACATCATGAGCGCAACTAATTTGCACCGAACCGTCATTGAATCTTGCCTTGCATACTTCAATCAATTTGAATCAGAAGGTATCTCCGCATACGAAGATAGTGGTGACATATATGTAACTATCCGAGGGTTCGATATTGTACAAATCAGCAAGGCTGAAGCAGTGTGCCGAGCAGATATGTTCTGGGAACAGGAAGCTGAGGCTCATGCGGCCAATGTATGGGGTCCCAACCCCTCTGTCTAATAATGAAAGATTTCAGTAACTAAACATCACATCATGAATCCAGACGAAGTAAAAATCACCAAAATCACCAAGAAAGCAACCCGTGAGATCACGCTTGGTGACTTGAGTACACTTACCATGCACTACGAAGTAAATTTCATCCCGAGCAAATCCTACGGATTCTTTGAGTACTACGACGAGGAGTCAGGCGGGGAGGAATGCTACGCAGAGGGCGGCCTATGGTTCGACACCGAGATCGACGTAGACGATGACGGTCAGTGGGTATGCAACATGAAGTGTGTAGACTACGATGGTGTATTTGAATTGTCTGATGTAATCATCGAGTTGTGCAAGGAGATGAACTTAGACATGAGCGAGATAGAATGATCACCACATACTCACTCACCGCAGACTTCCTCGCATCACTGCACTACCTCACGTCATACGACAGCCAAGAGTTTGTGCAGTATATGATAGACATCATAGACTGTGAAGACGCACCGTTCCAAGTACGGAACGAGTTCCTCAAACAAGAATTGGATCGAAGATCCGCTCATCTAAACTGATCATCATGTACAAAGTACGATTCCACCTTGCCAAAGGCAAGTTCTACAAGTGTTGGCAAGTAACCTCACCTAACGGTGACAAAGACTACTACGATCCCGAGACCCACAACCTGTTCATGTGGGGATGCAAGCTTCGCAATCAGCGGAAGACCGCTGAGAAAATCCACTCAGGAGAACACAAGACTGTGTGTGCTTGGGTGGAGTGCGAAACCTTCGGTGCTACAACCAAGTACCAAGGCAACGTGCCGGACGATGCAGTCAAGGTATCATACAACCCACGTAAGAAACCCTATTGGGTTGACAGTCAAGGAGTTGACGTGGATGACATGAAGTATAACTTCATCTACTCAGTAAACACAGATCTGTTTACAGATCACTAAACCACATAACATGGGACGCACTAAAGACCTGCGGGATAACATCCCCTTCAGCCCCGGATCATTCGGGTCAATGGAAGAGTTCGCAGCAGCTATTGGCTGGGACTTATCAACAAAACAGCCATCACGTTCAAGCATCAGTGCAGGATGCGTGATGCAAGAGCATGACTATCAAGCACTTGTAGCTAGTGTAGTGCAGGTAGCCATGCATTTCGAAGACGATCGGCAAGCTATTGAGACTCATGTAGATGAAGTCCTGAGTCGGTACATCCGAAAGGTTGGACCTTGACAAGTCAGGTGACGCTCATTTGCAGATGTCACATTCACCCACTACCTTTGCCAAGTATGCGGCGGTTGCCCACCAAGGCACACCAGAGCACCACTGTTCAAGCCGCTGCTTTGTTTAGTCCCTTCTGGGTAAAATAAATTTGGAAATACGGAAACAGTCTCTTATCTTTGCAGAGCCGATTCCGGTAAATCATAACTCACATATCCATTCAAAAACAATCACATGGAAACTACACCACAAAACACCCAGCCGCAAGGCATTGACCTGCAAAAAAACAACGAGCCGCAAGGCCAAGACAAACTGGTTCTCAAGTCTACCTTTGGCAACGAATCACAAGAGCCAAACCCAGTAGCACCACAGCTGAGCCTGCCCAGTGAGGGTGCAATCTCAGACCTGCTCTCACATCTCGGACAGGTATTCGGTAACACCGACCTGATCTCAGCGGCTAAGATTGAGCTGGCCTGTATTCAGGAGGAACTGCTTAAAAAGCCTCAAGAGGTAGAGTCTGAGGTGGACTACGATGGAGTCCTTGATGCCGCTAAAGAAGTGCTGGAATCTCTTGAATGGGAAGAGGATGTGACCATCAGCTACCCGACAAACATGGATGTAGATTGGGACGGCAATGACATCTCTGTCTCTTATGTAGAAGGCAGCGTCTCGCTCAGCATGAGTCGCAGTGATGCCGAAGAGGTTGCAAAGGACATTGTTCGACGACTCAAAGGAGAATACTAAGATGCTTAAGATTGCAGACCACTATTGCCCAGCATGCGGTGAGCGCAGGGAGGATCTCGTCAGAGATGATGAGATCATCCCCTGCCCATCCTGCGGCAAGCCAATGAAGCGAGGCTTAGCCTCACCAACTCTATCAGGTATGAACAAATACGGACAATCACGATGAACGAAGAAACAGAATACCTCTACTTCTACACAACACCTAGCGGTGACAACTGTGTAACCTCAAACGAAATGCTTGCTCATGCAAGGTCTACCGTAGGCAGTACGATCATTGTCAAGGAGATCCTGAATGACTAACGAAGAAGCATACAATATCATCGAGCAACTGCATGCTGACGCAGACAGCAAGTCTGCACAGCTTGCATACATCTTTGCGATGGAAGACCTCGTCCATCTTGACGTAGAGCAGTGGGTTGAACGCAAGCCTGTTGATCTCATGGAGGACTTTATGACCCATGCAAAGACAGTAATGACTGCCTTTATCGAAGACAAGTACGGCGACAACTCAGAAACCGTGGACGCATTGAATGACCTCAAGCGCAGAATGCTTGACACTACCAAGGCCATGATTCTGTACACAGAATACTGGTGGGCAGTGAAAGAGAAGGTCGGCAACGGCTGACCACTGAGGGGCGCATGGTGTGCAGGGAGATCCTGCAACGGGTTCTTCTCTTCGATGTGAGACCTTGAGAAACAAAGCCCTTCTTTATTATCTATAACCTCGAGGGAGGTAGCAATGTCGTTCCACCTCCCTCACTTGCTCCCGTAGCTCAGCTGGATAGAGCATCTGCCTTCTAAGCAGACGGCCACAGGTTCGAATCCTGTCGGGAGTACCAAGCGTTCCACCTTGAAGGGGTGAATTGTTTGAATTGCTAACAAGGGGGGCGAAGAATAGTAACCCCCCTTTATTTTTAAGCGCAAAAAACTTTACACGTTGATCCTGACGTGTAAAGAAATCAGCAAAATCTTTACACATCAATAGAGAGATGAGGCTCGTAGTTAACTTCGGATTGTTCCTCATAGCAGGACTGCTTATAGCACTCTTGTTCCCATTCGCCTTAGTGTTCGCCTTTATAAAAGGTATATACAGGCGTAGGCTACGAGACTGGTACAGAGCGATGAGCATTTACTTCTTCAGGATGGCGTTTGCCTTGGACAAGTTTGGTAACGTGCTGATAGCACCGATGTTTAACACCATCATGATTGTCACTGCTCCACAGTTCCTGCTGTTCGGGAACCCCAATGAGACCATAAGCAGTTGCTTGGGCAGGAATGATATGCATGGTAACCTCAGTTGGCTTGGTAGCTACCTGTGTTACCTGCTCAACCTCATAGACGAAAACCACTGCGAGAAAGCAGCAATTAAATTCATGTCAAACAAAAAAAGATGAAACAGTTTGATACCTACTGGGAGTATTTACTCCGTCAGAGCAAGCCTTGGGCTAGGCTCATCAACATCCTTGTCACACCTGTACTCCTGATCATGATGATCGTAAAGGGTGTGGCTACTAACCAACCGTACTTCTGGATCGGAGCCATCTTCGCAGCCGTAATGTGTGTGCAGCAGCACCGCCACTACTGGACGAAGTGGGATGAGAAGTACCGCAAGAACCCTGAAGTTTAATTCAATACCTACATAGATCATGAAACAAGTAGAATTAAAGTATGCCAAGCTTGGCAGCGTAAGCACCTTCAAGTTTGAAGGAGACTTCTCTAATCGCAGAGTTGAGAAACAAAAATCCCTTGAGGACATCCTCGAGAAGGATGGTGTATTCACTGTACCCATCGTTGTCACCCCTGACATGGTGATTATAGATGGCCAACACAGAGTAGCAGCAGCTAAGTCTGTGGGTGTAGACAGCCTTTACTACGTCATAGCAACCCGAGTTGGCGGTTGGGATACGTCTCACGTCATTGAGTTGCAAACCAGCAAGAAGTGGGGTGCTATGGATCACATCAGCGCCCATGCTAAGTCTGGATCAGAGGATTACATTCGACTGGAGGATATCTTCAGCGAGGATCGCTCGCTGACATTCACTCACGATGGTGAGGAGAAAAGCTGGAAGCTGTTGGGTGCTGTTTCTGAGATCTACATGGACAGGACTAAGATCAATAGCCCTGTTCGCTACATCAAAGATAACAGCTACAAGCTGGACGAAGAGTTCGGGCAGATGGTTACAGCAGAGATCATCAATGTCTTGAAAGTCGTTGGTCCTGACTTCTACACCAGATCAAAACTGGTTCGGGCAGTACGATCAGTTCTTACAAACTGGGATGAGGATAAGTACGGAAAGTTTAGCCCAAGCAAAACCTTCAAGAAGGCTATGCGTAACAGCTTGCTTCCTAACAAGCACCGCTGTGGTGACTACAACAACATGGTCGCACAGTGGAAGGTGGCTCACTTAAACGCTCAGTCATGATCGACCCATTGAACTTCACTGAAGAGCAAGTTCACATTATATCACGCATCCAGAAGCAGTCCTTTGAGAATGGGCTGGTCTGGGGCGTAGTGTACAGCATAGCCGGGATCATTGGAATAATTGGAGCCGTCTGTGCCGCCACCCGATGGGGACATTTGTTCTTCTGAAATTTGGAATTACGTAAACACTTTAATACATTTGCAGCGGCACATGAAAGAAGCAAGACAGGACATCCTAGATGCCATCAAAATCTACTACAAGGAGCTCGGTTTCAGACGAGATAACTCCAGAGTTACACATCAGGCTCAGGCCCGCACCGCACTATCCAACGTCATGCGAGAGCATGGCATGAAGTACGAGGAGATCAAGGTCTATGTGAACAGAGATCACTCAACAATCATCCACCACTGTAAGCACCACGCTGATGAACTCAAGACGTGGAGCGGGTACAAGAAGATCTACGAGAAGTGCAAGGCTATCGTTGGATCAGCACTGGTGGGTGACCTCGATGACATGATCGCCTACCTGAAGGAGAAGCAGGATGCTTTGCAAGTACAGATTGACGAATACCTCAAAAAGAAAGAAGAAAATGATGCGAGGATTAAAGAGCTGGCTGCGGACGGCGTTGAGATGTGATGACGTATACGTTGTCCACTTAGACCGCAGAACAGAGCACAACAAAGTACCAGCAGAAGTCGCTGGCGTTTTCACCTACGAGTCTGATGCGATTGAGTTCGCACACCACTATAACAAGTACCTCACAGATGGTCTGATGGAGGCACATGTAACAAAGCAAATCACAATTTAATGAGTACCTACAAGTTCAAGACCACCAAGATCAAAGGCAAGGACTACGTCGAAGTAAACGAGCGTATCAAGTTCTTCCGTCTGGAAAAGAAGTACGATGGCTGGGCCATCCAAACAGAGTTTCCTATGCTCACCTCAGATGAGGCGCTGTGTCGCTGCACCATCACCGACAACGATGGTATGGTCGTAGCACAAGGGCATGCTCACGAGCTCAAGGCTAACGGCATGATCAACAAGACCTCCTTCGTGGAGAACTGTGAGACATCAGCCGTGGGTCGTGCGCTGGCTATGCTCGGTATCGGTATCGACACCAGCATTGCTTCAGCCAACGAAGTTGAGACGGCTATTGCCCAGCAGGATGCTAAGCCAGCAGCTAAGAAGTCTATCGGTAAGCAGATCCAAGAGACTGCTGACGATCTCCGTGAGAACATCATGGACAAGGCAGTTGCGTACATCAAGTCGCAGACCAACAAGCAGAAAGCATTCGATGCTATCATCGAGAAGTATGGTGATGCTCTTACTGCTAAGCAGAAGACTGGACTGCAAAAGTTTGTGCGATGATCCTGTCGGCACAGCTGCATGAGAGGTACGATAAGGCTCACTTGTCGTACTCCTCTATCAAACAGGCTCTGACCGACATAGCTCAGTTCGACCGCTACATGAAGGGCGAGCTGCGTTACACGTCAGATGCGCTGAACTTCGGGACACTGTATGACATGCTCTTGTTTGAGCGTGAGAAAGCAATGGATATGTACATCGTCATGTCTGACGACAAGATCCTCGATGCTTGCAGCGAGAAGACACGCAACTCCAAGCGCCCTCAGATGACCAACGAGTTCAAAGAGCGCAAGGCGTTTATGGTTGAGCAAGCTTCAGCTTCAGACAAGATCCTGTGTAGTACAGAAGACTGGAAGATGGCGAACGAAATGATCGAGCGCCTTCACGAGTGTGGACTGATTCAGTCCCACATGACTGGTGATTACCAAGTGGAGTTTAATGAGGATATCCAGACATCTGTCGGGCCTGTAAGGGTCAAGGGATTCCTCGACTGCCTTGGTGATGGGTACATCACTGACTCAAAGTCTACTAAATCTGTAGGGAAGTTCCGCTACAGTGTGCGTGACTTCGGGTATGATATCCAAGCTTACATCTACACGACTGTCTTTGGGATCAAAGATTTCTACTGGGTGGCGCAAGAGAAGACATACCCCTACCTACCTGCTCTCATCAAGTGTACAGAGAACACCTTGTTCACTGGTGAGATGAAGTTCCAAGATGCAGTTAAACGTATCCACAAATTCCTCAACGAAGATGAGAAGCCTACTATCTTTTTTGAACAGTTCGAGGTATGATGCCTTAGCGATCAGAGGCTTATTGATGATCGTGTTATATTCCGCAACCCTTTATTTAATCATACAAGCGTTTTAATTATGAGTGAGAAGAAGTATGACTCAGAACTGATTGGCTGGGTAGACGAGCCAGTCTACAACGAACAAGGTGAATTGATCAGCTGGTCTATCAAGCTGAAAGATCATGAATTGAAAGACATCATGGACAACTACGTCACACCTCGTGACGACAAAGGTCAGGGCGGCAACGCTCGTATCAAGTTGTTCATGAGTAAGAACGGCAAAGCCTGTGGCTCTGTCTACAACTTCAACAGCGAAGCTGCGAAGGAGAGACGAGCGGCTGCAATGGCTCGCCAGAACGAGCAATCGGACGGAGATCTTCCGTTTTGATTTTGGTTTATGTTAGGTTCGAGACCCCGCTTCGGCGGGGTTTCTTTTCCCCTATACTATGGATGAACCACCGATGATATACTACATGATCGTGCAGCTTTCGTACAAGAAGAACCGCAGCACCTTCAACGCAAAGGAATGGGTGGTCAGTATCCACGATACACCCGGAGGCATCATGAACAACGACAAGAAGATGATGCGCATGCTAGAAGAAAGACTGTACGGTAAGAAGTACAAGAGCAAGAAGCAGATCATGATCAAGAAGATCTTAGAGAAGACACCCCTAACACGTCAGAGTAAACAAGCATTGAAATGAGCTACGATAACATAAACCCAGATCACTACAAGAAACACGGTAAGGAAGTATGGATGATGATGATAGACATCTATGGTCCAGAAGCCTACCTTCACTTCTGCCAGCTCAATGCGTTCAAGTACCGCATGCGGGCAGGCAGTAAGCCAACTTCAGAAGCATCTGAAGACATCAAGAAAGCTGAGTGGTACGAGTCAAAGCTTGATGGCAAAGACATTCAAGTGTACGAGCTATTCAAAAACGACAAGCAGTGCAAGTAACATTCTTCAAAGACATCAAAGCGCCTGACGAGCCACACCACGTTGATGTGACC